GGGGAGATTTAATGGACTGTAAATGGGTTTTATCAATCTAACCCTGACCACTCATGATATGCGGTAGCCTGGATAACCAAACTAAGATGTACATCAAATAACTCTTGTTCTTCTGGTTTTCCTTTCGGAAAGATTGATATATAAATATTTTCATTTTCCTCCAGCTCCCAATCCCAATTATTTTCTTCAACAATTTGCTCAACAAGGCTATCAACACAATCGTGATCGCTTTCATACTCTTCACTTTCACTTTCTTTTATCTTCGCCTCTATATCTTCGACTGTTGGTTCTTCACTACCAAAAACGATATATTCCCATTGATATTTCATATTTTATCCTTAGTCGATAGGTGGTTGTGGCAATGGTTGCCAGTGGGTAACGACATCACATTTGCCATCAATTTCTGTCTCAAATTCGTTACCGTCTACCATGTGCCCAACAAAAACTCGCATTTCTTCTTCTCCGTCGTTATATGGTATGCCATATAGCAGTACATCTTTTGAGACAATGCCACTAAAAACTGTATGATATAATTCCGGCAACCGCTCCGAACACTTAATCCATCCATTGTTTTCACTCATTTCTATCTCCTTATCTCCCCAATCTCATTCTCAACCCTGGTAACAAATTCTGCACATTGCCAACATAAACCGCCGCATGTTGATTTTGTCCAGTACGTAAGGCTCTAAGCGCTCTTATTAGCTGTTTTGCTGCTTGTTCAAGTTGTTCATCCAACCGCACTTTTTCTTGCTCAGTCATACTTCCTACACTTCAACCACATCATCAATTTCCGTAATCGTGTGTGGCAGTTTATTGACATCACACACATTTAAATCACACATATCTAACACTTGTTCATTGCTTTCAGCTTCAACAACTGCCTCAACCAAACAATAAAAGCGTGCCACATACTTAGCCATGTCTCACCTCCGGTCTTCTATTTGGATAACGCACATAATGCGCACACATCTTTTGGCGATTTAATGCCCATTCTTCATTTTCGCTTTTTCGAGCAACAATAGCCGCTCTCTGCCAAGCAGCCTCAGCGGTTTCCCATGCACCAGCACGCTCCATTTCAACAGCTAACGTGCTAAAATCTTTATAGGTTCGTAGTTTTTCCATACATTGCTCCTTAGTTAATTATTAAAACCTATTACTAATGCCCCTCATACCGTCCCCCTCTTTTGTAAAGAGGGGTTAGGGGAGATTTAAAGGGCATTTAAATAAGCTTTAAGCCCCAGCTACATCTAACGCAATCGGCACATACTGATCGGTTTCTCCAACACGTTCATAAAGGCGAACATAAGCCTTACTGCTTACTACTTGCACGCTTTCGCTAATTGCCTGCATCGCGTTTTGCCAGCGACTGTCTTGGATCTCGACGCGGCGCAAACCCAAAATACGTGAGGTGTTCAAATTGCCTTCCTTATCCACATTAAAAGCACGTTCAATTAATGCTTTTAATTCAGGGCGAGAGCCTTCGCTCCATTCATTCAAACACTCATCAATCAACACTTTTGCTGCTTGAATACGTTCATCAAATTGCAAACTTTCGTTAATTGCGCGTTGAATTTTGTATTTACCGTCATAGCTGAAAAGAGTCACATTGCCTTTGTTGCCTCCCACTTTCGCGCCATATTTCTCGGCAGAAAGCTCAATAAAGGCTTGTACATCACCAAAAATGCCTTCTTTAAAATGGCTAATTGCTTTGCTTAAATCACGACCACGTTCCACCCATTCATACACGAGCGCATCACGTGCTTTGTCGATTTCTTTCACCAACTCAGCAGGGGTTAAATTGCCTTTTGCATCGCGCCAATATTCTTTACCTTCAATCATTACTTTCATTTAGATTTCCTCTTTTCCTAACTTAATCACTACAAGCCGCTTACCTTTATCACGTTCACGTCGGGCGGCGGTTGCCGAACAGTAAATCGTTTTTTCGCTCACATTGAGTTTCTTTGCTAATTCTTCTGCCGTCCCGTCACCCAAATTCTCTTCGCCACGATAGACTGCATAAATTTGCCGACGCGTTGCCATCGCTCCTCCTAATTCAAATACTTACGCCAAATCACGCGAATACCTTCTACTGCAAACTGTGCTTCTTGGTATCTCCCCACATCGCGTCCAACTTGATAAACAAAAGCGCGTTGTTCGCGCTCTAAGCGATCTGTCACCGCATTTGCCATCACACGAACGGTTGGTTTAATTTTTTCAAAATGCACATTCACCACAGTAAGTCCCATTTCATTTAAGCATTTCACTGCTTTTTCTACTTGTTCCAAATAAGCCAACATTAAAGCGTTGTTTTTATTTAGGCGTTTGGTTGTTTTTGCCTGTAACATAATCGTCTCCTTAACTAATTAACATTTTGCTGTATTGTTCAATCATCTCTGCGCTAATTTCGGTCTCGTTAATCTCTGCCGAACGTACAACGCCGCGCATTAACTTACTTAATCGACGTGCGTTACCTTTACAGGCTTTCAATAAAGCCGTATTAAATTCGCTCGTATTAAGTGCACTTTCTGCTAACATCGCCAAATCACTTTCAGGTAATGCATTGCCAAGGTCGCAAGCAAAACCCACTCGACTATAAAGCTGTGCCAACTCGTTATTTTTGCCTTTTAAATTCACCAACAAGCGAGGCATTCCCGCTAAAATCACCCCACAATTTGTTAAATCGTGAATACGTCTGATAAATTCCAAAGAGCGGGTAGAAAGTAACTCGGCTTCATCAATCATTAACAAACGTTCCGCACCGTTGAGTTTTTCCACAATACTTGCCAAAACATCATTATTAACACCGCGACTGGTCGCCCCCACAGTTTCAGCAATCTTGCGTAGCAACACTTTCGGTGTGCAACTTGGATCAACCTCAATCAAAATGGCTGAACTATGTTCTTTCGCATATTGTTTTAGCATCTGCGTCTTGCCTAATCCTGCAGCTCCATAAATCACATTAATTTCGCCCTCTGCGTGGGCAAAGTGCATAATTTCCATACCGCGTTTTGCTGTTTGAGTGGGTACAAATGCATTGTTGTATTTTGCTTCAACCACTTTCGCCTTATGACGTGCCAATAATTCATCCACTTTGTTATCTAGCCATTTAGTATCAGTTGGATATTTACCGTTGATATATTGGCTAACAGTCGTAATAGATACATCAAATAAGCTCGCCACTTGTTTTTGGCTCATCTTGTGCGCATCCATAAACGCTTTTAATTCTTGTGCTTTCATCTTGTTCTCCTTATTCATTTACTAACTTTTTTCTTTGTTCCCACGCCTCTTTATCTGCTTTAGTTAAGAAAATTGGCGTTTTCTCATTTTTAGGTTTTGCCTGTGTTTTCAACAATTCAAAACCTGATTGCTGATGCTCAATCGTAATAATCGGATTCATTTCCGCATTAATCTCATCAAGCTGTTCTTGTTTCAATTTCGCACGGCGTGCATGACGCTCTTTACGAACTTTCTCAACAAAGGCAACTGGGAACGCATCACGTTTATTGCCATCTAATTCGGCATAACAAACAAAAGTGCCGTCTTTTTTTCTTACAATCACTTGGCTTGGGTCGTGTATATCAAAAGATGCTTGCACTTCGATACCATCCACATCTAACAACTTCGTACTGAAGTAAAAGTTATTAAATAATCTCAACCAACCTCGCTCAGGCGTTCTTAATACGCTTGGGCGGAATAGATCTCTTGATTCTGCCGGCGTAACAAATACCAAATCATCAGGGTTCACTTTCTCCATCAACTGACGGCGTTTTTGTGCCGGTGTCATACCAATTTCACTATGCACATGCTCGTTGTTGTACCAATCAACCCCAGCTTGGACCGCATCTAAAAACTGATTCCAACTTGGCAATTTGCCCACTGCCCATTGTTGTTTTGGCGTTAGCTGTGTCGCACCTTTACGTTTTGCTTTATCTAGTGAAATCACCGCTGTGCTCACTTGTCGAATAGTGTCGCGGTCTGCCCCTGTGCCGTGATATGTTTCAAACTGGCGAGCGATACGATATAAAATCGTTTGGTGTACCCGCTCAATAATCCCACGCCCTTGTGGATTGCCTGGAATCCCTGTTTGGTGATTAATCCCCAAACGCGGCAACATCCCCGTAATATCACCATCAAGCATCCAGTTTTTCTCACCCCCACCGTTATCGGAGTAATAAATTGCTGGTATGCCGTAGAGTTCCACGCCATAACGCAAAGCATCTGCCACCGCCAAAACGTTTTCCGCCAAGCTTGCCGACCAACCCACAATAAAGCGGCAAGATGCATCCATAATTAATGTCACCTCAGGAATAAAAGGGCGACCGTGTTCAGGATGGGCAACTTTCAATTTCATCGCATGGCCATCACCTACCCACACATCATTCACCTGCAACACACTCCAATCGCGTTTCACATAAGTGTTAATGGCGCGGAGTTCAGAGCCTGTTTTACGACCAATTTCCTTAATGTGTTTTGGCAATTTCGCCAACGCAGCACGAACTTGGTCAATGCTTGGTTTCATCTCTAAACGCAATGGCTCGTCTGCAAAACGTGCATCCCATTCAGCTGAAAAATAGTGATAGGCTTCTGCAACATTGATGCCATTGGTTTGGCGATACACCGCTAAAAAGTCAGGCAACCACACAATTTCTTCAGCCTTTTTCGCCACCCGTTGCATTGGTGCGAGGGCTTTTAATCGTTCTTCAGGCGTATCTGCCTTTTCATAATCCAACACCCACTGGTTCAAAGTGCGTTCAGATAAAGTGCGATTTTTCCCTTTCTTGTTATTGGCGGTTTCCACCAATCTCATCAAATCATTGGAAATGCCACCATGTTTGATTTGTTCACAAAAGAACTTAATTGCCTTATAACGTGGCTGAGCTTGTTCGAGCTGTGCCACTTGGGCAACTAACGCCATTCTTGCCCCCGCTACTTCACGTTGTTTTTCCGTTAAGGTTTTTAATTCCACTTGACGGAGATCGGCTGGGAGTGATTTTGGTTTTGCTTTTACAATAGATACTGAAAATCTATGGCAAAGCTCATTTTGTATTTGCTCTGGTAATCCCGAAAAAGCGTATTCAAATGCTTTTGTTCCTTGTCTTTTTCGTTTGATATCAGGTTTATCTTTCACAATCTTGTCCAAAAATTTACGCCCACCTCGTTCCGTATTAGGAAAACTTTGGCAGCCTGTTAATTCTTGAACTGTAAACCACATATTCATAACCACTCCTTAGCGATTGATATAACGAGATGGCCAAATAGTTTTAGGGTCAACCCCAATGGCTCCCGCAATAATCTTTTCTCCTTTTGGATAACGGCGATCTAAAGCATTATTCAATGTTCTAGAATTAAGCCCTGATTGTCGTGATAATGCGGCCAAGGTTGTTCCTTTTTTCTTTAGGGCATAGATAATATCTACCCTTTCCCAATCATTAATCATTGCATTTGTTCCTTTTTCTGCTAAATTAAAAGGTTATTACAGTGAATAATACGTGCGTGTTATTCAATGTAATAATATTATTGATCACAAAAAGGAACAACGCAACATATTTTTGTTCCTTTTTATAAATTATTTTCAAAAGGTAAAAATCAATGGAAAACCTTTTAAATCCTAAAAAGGAACAAAAAGTTCAGAAAAATGAGCAAGTTCCTTTTCATGCACCTGGAAAAGGATCTTCTTTCAGTGAAAGATTAAAGGAATTGATCGGAAATAAGAGCGGAAGGGCATTTGCCAAAGATGCAGGCATTTCGTATAGCACGCTGCATAATTACTTAACAAATACGAGCCTACCAACACTAGATAATTTAATTACATTAGCGACCTACGCAAATGTAAGCGTGCAGTGGTTGGCGACGGGTGAAGAAACAGATAAGCAAGAGAAAACAATTGCTGATAACAGTAATGACGAAACTTTTGCAGATATTGAAGATTGTCGAGAGGTCCGTCTATCCGCTGGCGGTGGGGCATTTAATAATGGTT